GCCCAGCTTCTAACCATTCAGTCGGTTCAATTCTAGACAATATGATTGCGGCTCATGCAATGTTTTTAGAACTGAAGGAAAAGGGCCTTCTATCCTGCGGTACAGGCAACTTCATTCAGGTGACTGAAGACCTTTTCACCTTGATCCCGGGCGAAACGGTAAAAACGCCTCTACCGTCCGCAGACTTTCCATACCAGTACACAAAAAATTACAAGGGCGTTGAGTTCATCTATGTCGGGAGATAAGGGCCAATTTGAGAGGAGGTGAAGTAAAACGGACTGCTTAGAAATTACTGTGAGGTGCCCAGAAGCCGCCAACTGTATCAACATTTGCAGGGCAACGCCAGGGTGTAATCTTGACCAAGATTTTGATTTCTGCCTTCAATGCCCAGTTCACGGGTGTGAGAAGTACCCAGAAGGGTATGGACAAAAAGAGACCGCGCAATAAAGCACGGCCACCAAAAAAAACATTTCAAGATTATTGTACTGTCCGGTATACCGGGAGTCAAGAGGAGGGATTGGAGCAACATGAAAATCAAAGATGAAATCCTGGCGATACTTGCCGAATGCACCACAAGTGAAACTATCATCTATCTGCCGCAGGTCCAACTTGACCGCAAAACCTACGAGGTTGTAAACAAATGCCTGGAATCTATCGGTGGCAAATGGAACAGAAAAGCCAAGGGCCACATCGTAGACGGTGATGCCGCAGAGCTTTTGGATAATTTGGTTCTAACGGGTGAGACGACGGACCTTAAAAAGGAGTATCAATTTTTCCCAACGCCGCGCGAAATTGGAGTCCGCATGTGCGAAATGGCCGAGATAAACGAGCATAGCCAAGTTTTAGAACCATCCGCGGGTAATGGCAAGCTTATCGAGGCGATTTTAGCAGCGGGCCCGCGCAGCATTTATGCTGTTGAGCTAAATCCACAAATGGCTGAAGGCTTATGGAAATACAATGAAGACCCAGACGGTCCCGTTGTTGTGGTTGAACAAGGCGATTTCCTTAAACTCGGACTGGCCAACAAAATCAGAGTAAACCGCATAGTCATGAACCCGCCGTTTGCCAAACAGCAAGACATTGACCATATCTTCGAGGCGTTCAAGGTTCTTCATCCCGGCGGAATATTAGTTTCTGTTGTTAGCGAAAGTCCATTTTTTCGCACGAACCGCAAATCGGCAGAGTTTCGAGAATTCCTCGAAAAACACGATACTGAAATGGTTCAGCTGCCTGAAGGTGCCTTTAAAGAAAGTGGGACAATGGTCAGAACGAGGATTATTAAAATTCAAAAAGCTGGATAATGGCTAACCAGCAAGAAGAGGAGATTAGACCATGGATAAAATCAAGGGTTTCAAAGGATTTAATAAAAATTTGCAATGCACCCCTGCTGGTAAAACATTTCAATTTGAAATTGGGCAGGAGTACGAACATAAAGGCAAAGTAAGCGCCTGCAACAGCGGCTTCCATTTCTGCGAGGCTCCGCTTGATGTCTTCGGTTATTATGCGCCGGCAGACAGCCGTTACTGCGAGGTTGAGGGCTCTGGCCAAACTGACGGGGGTGGAGCTGACAGTAAAGTCGCTGTCTCTAAGCTCAAAATCGGTGCAGAAATAGGCATTCCTGGGCTTGTAAGGGCACAGATCGAATATGTCAAATCTCGCTGCACTACTGAGCATACCGATCCGGAAAAGGCCACGGCAGGGAATTACGGTGCAGCCACGGCAGGGGATAGCGGTGCAGCCACGGCAGGGAATTACGGTGCAGCCACGGCAGGATATCGCGGTGCAGCCACGGCAGGGGATAGCGGTGCAGCCACGGCAGGGGATAGCGGTGCAGCCACGGCAGGGGATAGCGGTGCAGCCACGGCAGGGGATAGCGGTGCAGCCACGGCAGGGAATTACGGTGCAGCCACGGCAGGGGATAGCGGTGCAGCCACGGCAGGGGATAGCGGTGCAGCCACGGCAGGGGATAGCGGTGCAGCCACGGCAGGGGATAGCGGTGCAGCCACGGCAGGGAATTACGGTGCAGCCACGGCAGGATATCGCGGTGCAGCCACGGCAGGGGATAGCGGTGCAGCCACGGCGCGCGGATCTGTAACCGTTGGTAAGGATGGCTCTGGCCTTGTGCGCGGAAATGGTATTAAAATCCGTGGCGGGCTTGGTGCGGTGCTGGTAATCGTTAACGAAAAGGCAGGCAGCTGCGATATCGCCGAATGGAAAACCGTTGTTGTCGATGGCGAAGAAATCAAAGCCGACACTTGGTATCGCCTCAAAGATGGGGAGGTTGTGGAAGCTGATGACGCACAAGAATAATATCATCCTGGCGATCACTGTTGTAATCCTTATCCTCTTACTTGCGGCCTGTGCAGGCCTGAGGGCCGATATTAACGATCTCAAAGACCAAGTTTCCATACAACAAGACCAGTTGTTAAACCTCTCGTATGACCAGAAATGGACGATGGAAACATTGGCAAACTGGCTGGAAGCATGGCAAACGAGTCAAATCAGCATTGACCAGGACTTATATTTACTCGCACAACTTGTCCATGCTGAGGCAGGCGGCGAACCTTTAGGCGGACAGATAGCAGTGGCAAATGTGGTCATGAATCGTGTTAAAAGTGATCAGTTTCCCGGCACAATCGCTGAAGTTATTTATCAGCCCGGACAATTCTGCACAACCAAATATTTGCACAACGTAGTACCAACAGAAGAAAATCTGGCAGCAGCACGGGAAGCTATGGGTGGATATACCCTAGTGAACGCCTTGTATTTTTGGAATCCCAAAGTCGCAATGTGTGAATGGATTAAGACCCGGAAGATTCTTAATACAATCGGCAATCATGCTTTCGGGGTGTAGGTTATGGAGATCATCAAAGATGTCAACTGCACAAAAGACACTCCGGTGATTTACGGGCATCTTGACGCCCCGATCTACGGCTCCGGTATGTGTGTTCAACCATTGGTTCCAGGTAAAACGAAACTGAGTATGAGAAGAAAAGCTTTCTTCCTGAACTGTTACCTCTTGAATCTTATTGTCGTTTTGTTTTCAGGCGGAAAAGACAGCACAGCAGCTTACTTTCGGCTCTTGGAGCTTGGTGTACCTAAAGAGAAGATTGAACTCTGGCACCATGATATCGATGGAGGACACCCAACTAGGCGCAGGGACTGGCCGGTTACTCCGGCATATGTCAAATCTTTTGCACAGGCTGAAGGCGTCCGTCTCCGAGTTAGCTGGCGAGTGAATGGTTTTTGGGGTGAGGTTTACTGGCTCGGCGCTTTCGGCGGGAGTGAAGGAGGGCCGTGCTGAAATGAACGGACAAACCTTAGCAAATAAAACCTCAAAGCAGCGGCCAGCAACAGATTTTTACCCGACGCCGCCAGAAGTCACAATTGCTCTACTGAGATATCTAAGGTTGCCTGAATCGACAGTAATCTGGGAACCGGCATGTGGCAAGGGTCATATGGCGGAAACCATGAAGGCAGTAGGATATCACGTGATTTCCAGCGATCTGAACGACTTCGGATATGGCATGACCGGTATGGATTACCTCAGTACCGAGATCGCATGGCACGACATGATTGACTGGATAATCACAAACCCGCCATTTAGCCAGTCGGTAGAATTCATAAAACAAGGCATCCATAACCGGAAACCTTTCGCACTGCTCCTAAAATCCCAATACTGGCACTCAAAAAGCAGGATGGACCTGTTCAATCAGTTTAGACCGAGAGCGGTGCTGCCGCTGACCTGGAGACCGGATTTCCTCTTCGGACAGAAGAGCGGAGCACCGACGATGGAGTGTTATTGGACAGTGTGGGACAGGCGGCCGGCGGAGAAAACGGTTTATGAGTTATTGGAAAAACCGAAATGAGAGGAGATAAAAAAATATGAAATCAACCGGAATCGTTCGTAAAGTTGACGAGTTCGGCAGAGTGGTCCTGCCGGCTGAAATCAGGCGAACGTTTAAGATTTGGGAGAAAGACCCTCTGGAAATCTATATCGATGAAGATAAAATCATCCTGAAAAAGTATACCCGGGGCTGCCATTGCTGCGGCTCCATGGAGGACCTGTCCGAGGTCCAGGGGCTGCCGCTGTGCTCGACTTGTATCGAGCGCTATCACAAAGCTATGACAATTTTGAGGAAGGAGGGTAAGGCTGTATGAGCATCAAGATTAACAAACTTGAAATCGAAAACGTAAAGCGAGTTAAGGCCGTCAAAATAGAGCCTACGGCTAACGGATTAACTATTGTTGGAGGCAAGAACAATCAGGGCAAAACTTCAGTTCTTGATTCTATTGCCTGGGCTTTGGGAGGGGAAAAATATCGTCCGTCAAATCCGGAGCGCACCGGATCAGTAATTCCTCCTTATCTCCACATAGTCCTATCTAACGGGCTGGTAGTAGAACGTAAGGGGAAAAACAGCGATCTAAAAGTCCTGGACCCCAACGGTCAAAAGGGCGGACAGCAACTTCTGAATGAGTTTGTGGGGCAGCTTGCGCTAGACCTGCCTAAATTTATGCAAGCCTCAAGCAAAGAAAAAGCTGACACTTTGCTCAAGATCATTGGAGTAGGAGACAAGCTCTATGAATTTGAACAGCAGGAAAAAGAACTTTATAACCGCCGGCTGACTATCGGCCAAATAGCAGACCAGAAAAAGAAATACGCTAAAGAACAGCCGTATTTCCAGGATGCGCCTAAAGAACTGGTTTCTGCGTCCGACCTGATTAAGCAACAGCAGGATATCCTGGCCCAGAATGGAGAGAACAACCGGAAACGGCAGAATCTTCAATTCCTCGAAGGCCAATCAGCCGACATCCAGCACAAAATAGATGAACTTCTGGAGAAACAGAGAGTCATTCTTGTTGATCTGGAAACGGCCAGGAAATCAGCACTTGATCTTCACGACGAATCCACCGAAGAACTTGAAAAGAACATCACCAATATTGAAGAGATAAACCGGAAAGTTCGAGCAAATTTAGATAAAGACAAAGCGGAAGAAGATGCTTTAGATTACTCGAATCAATATAATACGCTCACCGGACAGATTGAAAATATCCGGCAATCCAAAGTTGATTTGCTCAAAGGAGCTGATCTCCCGCTCCCTGGACTGTCAGTTGTGGAGGGAGAGCTCACTTATGACGGCTATAAATGGGATAACATGTCAGGATCTGATCAACTTAAAGTTTCTACGGCAATCGTTCGGAAGCTGAATCCTAAATGCGGGTTTGTCCTGTTGGATAAATTGGAGCAGATGGATCTGGATTCCCTTCAGGAATTTGGCCAGTGGTTAGAAGCAGAAGGCTTACAGGCTATTGCTACTCGTGTTTCAACTGGTGAAGAATGCTCAATTCTCATCGAGGATGGTTATATCAAAGGACAGGAGCAGGAGACACAGACACAAGAAGAGGCCGCAGCTACAGAAGCAACTGCATGGCAGAAAGGAGTATTTTAATGCAAATTACAAGAGGTAAGATTCAAAGTGCTCAAAAGGTTGTGGCTTATGGCCCTGAAGGAATCGGAAAATCAACTTTTGCCGCCCAGTTCCCCAACCCAGTATTTATCGATACCGAAGGCAGCACAAAGCATATGGACGTGGCCCGGACACCGAGGCCCAGCAGCTGGACTATGCTCATAGAGCAGGTAAAGTATTTTAAAGCACATCCCCAAGAGTGCAATACCCTGGTGCTCGATACCGCAGATTGGGCCGAACAACTTTGTATCAATGAAATCTGTTCAAAATCACAAAAAAACGGGATTGAGGATTTTGGCTATGGCAAGGGATACGTTTACTTGGCAGAAGAATTCGGACGCCTATTAAACCTTTTGGAAGAGCTCGTTGAACTCGGAATAAATATCGTATTTACGGCTCACGCTCAAATGAGAAAGTTTGAACAGCCCGACGAAATGGGTGCCTATGATCGCTGGGAAATGAAATTACAGAAAAAGACCGCACCGCTTCTGCGCGAGTGGTCCGATATGCTTCTGTTCGCGAATTACGAAACATTTGTTATCAATGTAGATGGACAGGGTGTGGCTAAAGGTAAAAATAAGGCCCAGGGCGGTAAGCGTGTTATGTATACGACCCATCACTCCTGTTGGGATGCAAAAAACAGGCATGACTTGCCGGACAAAACCGATCTAAATTATGCTGCGATCGCTCACTGCATTCCTACAAGAGATGCTTCAGTTCCAATTCAGAAAAATGCTTATTTAGAAGATACAAAACCTATTGAGCAACCGGTCAAGGCTGAGGAGCAGAAAAAAGTGACTGAAACAGTTTCGGCAACAACCGTTAAGCCACAAGAAGAGCAATTGAAAATAGATTTATCAGGTATCCCCCAGCAGCTGGCCGACCTCATGGCAGCTAATCAGATAACTCAGGAGGAAATCCAGCAGGCTGTTGCCAGCAAAGGATATTATCCCCAAAATACACCGATTCAGAATTATGATCCGGATTTTATTTCTGGCGTTTTGGTAGGCGCATGGTCACAGGTATTCCAAATGATCAAAGATTTCCGTGATGATGTGCCGTTTTAAAAAATAGAAGAGGGGAACAGAGATTATGAGCAATGAAGGTTATGAATTGAATTGGGATTCACAAATTGAGAATGATGGACCTGAATTTACAATATTACCTGAAGGTGATTATGATTTTGTAGTTACCGAATTCGAAAGAGCCAGGCATAACGGAAGCGACAAGCTTCCGCCTTGCTGGAAGGCAGTTGTCCATATCAGGATTCAAGGGCCTGAAGGCATTGCAATTATTAGACACAATCTTTTTCTACATTCAATTACTGAAGGTATGCTTTGCGCTTTTTTCAGTGCAATTGGTCAGCGCAAAAAAGGCGAAAAAATCAGTATGGATTGGGGAACTGTTGTAGGTTCTAAGGGTAAAGCAAAAATCGGTATTCGCAAATGGAAAAACGATGAAGGCCGTGAGTTTACCTCCAATGAGGTCAAGAAATTCTATGAACATACTCCTCAAAAAGGGTTTGAAGCTGGGAGGTTTTAAGCTTGGAGCTAAGGCCATATCAAAGTGAAGCAAAAGAGGCAATCCAAAATGAATGGCGACAAGGTTTACTTAAAACCTTGTTAGTACTGCCGACAGGTACCGGTAAAACAATCGTGTTTTCTAAACTGACAGAGGATTGTGTTCGTGACGGTGAGAGGGTCTTAATCCTCGCTCACCGGGGTGAGCTCCTTGACCAAGCCGCTGATAAACTCAGTAAGTCTACAGGACTGGGATGCGCCGTCGAAAAGGCTGAAGAGTCATGTCTAGGGAGTTGGTTTCGGGTAGTTGTCGGCAGCGTCCAGTCTCTTATGCGTGAGAAACGCTTGAGTCAATTCTCACGGGATTACTTTGATACCATCATCGTAGATGAAGCCCATCACGCCATATCTGATAGCTACTTGCGGGTATTAAATCATTTCAATAAAGCAAAAGTCCTCGGGGTTACGGCCACGCCGGATAGGGGCGATATGCGGAATCTTGGTTCATTTTTTGAAAGTCTGGCCTATGAGTATACTTTGCCAAAAGCAATTAAGGATAGCTACTTATCACCGATTAAAGCTCAGACAATCCCCTTAAAACTCGACCTGACTGGCGTTTCCCTTGCTCAGGGCGATTTTAAGGCATCAGACTTGGGGTCAGCGTTAGATCCTTACCTACACCAGATCGCCGATGAAATGGCAAAGGTGTGCCTGGATCGTAAAACAGTCGTATTTCTGCCACTGATCAAGACTAGCCAGAAGTTTACACAGATATTAAGAGAAAAGGGTTTCCGCGCTGCTGAAGTCAATGGAGAAAGTGCTGATCGCGAGCGGCTCCTGAAAGACTTTGATGCCGGCTCCTATGATGTCTTGTGTAACTCGATGCTTCTGACTGAGGGCTGGGACTGCCCGTCTGTAGATTGCATTGTTGTCCTGAGACCCACGAAGATCCGCAGTCTCTATTGTCAGATGGTGGGCCGCGGTACCCGGTTGTTCCCAGGTAAGGAATATCTGCTTCTGCTTGATTTCCTTTGGCACACCGAGCGCCATGAGCTCTGCCATCCTGCCCATCTGATTTGTGAGAGCGAAGAAGTAGCCAAGAAAATGACAGAGAATATTGAAGAAGCCGGTTGCCCAGTAGACTTAGAGGCAGCTGAAAAACAAGCCTCAGAAGATGTTATAGCTGCCAGGGAAGAAGCCCTGGCGAAACAACTTCAGGAAATGCGCAATCGCAAACGTAAGCTTGTGGATCCGCTGCAGTTTGAAATGAGTATTCAGGCTGAAGATTTAGCAAATTACATTCCGGCTTTCGGATGGGAAATGGGACCACCGTCAGATAAACAGGTTCAGACCCTTGAGAAGCTGGGAATATTCCCTGACCAGATTGAAAGCGCTGGCAAAGCTGCCAAGTTGCTTGATCGTTTAGATAAAAGAAGATCTGAAGGATTAACAACACCAAAACAGATCCGCTTTTTAGAAGGGCGAGGTTTTAGAAATGTCGGCACTTGGGAATTTGAAGGAACAAAAAGACTTATAGACCGAATTGCTGCAAATGGATGGAAGGTTCCGAACGATATCAATCCCGCTGAATTCAAGCCGGAATCCCAGCCATCTGTAGGCTTTGAATGGGGTGCATAAATTGATTAAAGATTTAACAGGAGAACGTTTTGGCAAATTAATTGTTTTAAATCGTGCGCTTTCAAATTCCAAGAGCGGTAATGCTCGCTGGACATGTCGCTGTGATTGCGGAAGTTTTACAACAGTTACTGGAAGTAAACTCATTAATAAACATACAACAAGTTGCGGTTGTAATAAGCGAACTGCCAATGGCCATTCAACTGAAAGACTTTTTAGGATTTGGAATGGTATGAAAAGAAGATGTTTAAACGAGAAGAGTGATAATTATAAGTGGTATGGCGGCCGCGGAATATCGATTTGTTCAGAATGGGATGAATATGAAGCTTTCCGGTCTTGGGCAATAAAAGCCGGATACTCAGATGCTTTAACAATTGATCGAATTAATCCAAATGGAAATTACACACCCGAGAATTGCAAATGGGTCGATATTAAAGCACAAGCAAACAATAGAAACAATAATCACATCTTAAAACTAAACGGAGAAACATATACAATTTCACAATTTGCTGAAAAATACAGAATATCTTACTGGACGGTTGTAAATAGGCTAAAGCTTGGGTGGGACTTAGAGCGAATAATTAGAACGCCTGAAAGGAGCGTGGATTGTCTTGGATGATTCCCATAACCTTTTGGATCTCCTAAAGCATATTGATCCCGCTCAGCTTGATTATGCCACATGGCTATCCGTCGGCATGGCTCTAAAGGAAGCAGGTTATACTGCCGCAGACTGGGATGAATGGAGCCGACGGGACATCGGCCGGTACCATGCCGGCGAATGCTTCCGGAAATGGGACAGCTTCCGCGGCGCCTCTACTCCGGTTACTGCCGGCACGATTGTAGCACTGGCCAAAGATCATGGATGGCGGCCGGAACGGGATATTGGATATGAACTGGGATGGGATTCGACCATTGGCGGGAAAGACGATCTGGTGGTAATTCAAAAAGGATGGTTGGAGGGCAGGGAAGTTGCTGAGCCGGATTCTTGGGACCACGTCGGCCAACTGGTCAAATATCTGGAAATCCTTTTCGAAGCGTCTGAAAATGTCGGTTATGTGACCGAGAGCTGGGAAAAGGACGGCAAATACTTGCCCACTAAGGGTAATTGGGACCGGACTGCTGGCGAACTCATCCAGCAATTTAATAAATGCAAGGATGATATCGGCGCCGTCCTGGGCGATTATAAACTTGAGGCGGGGGCCTGGATACGCTTTAACCCCCTAGATGGCAAAGGCTGCAAAAACGAGAACGTTACCGAATTCCGATATGCTCTGGTTGAGTCGGACGACATGAACATTGACCAACAGAACGCTATTATTCGCGAGTTGGAACTGCCGGTGGCTTGCCTGGTGCATTCCGGAGGAAAGAGCCTCCACGCTATTACAAGAATTGACGCTGCCAATTATGACGAATACCGCAAACGGGTTGATTACCTTTACACCGTCCTAAAAAAGAATGGGATGAACGTGGATACCCAGAACAAAAACCCTTCCCGGCTCTCCCGGATGCCAGGCGTAATGCGTAATGGCCACAAACAATTCCTGATTGATACCAATATCGGAAAAGAGAGTTGGAAAGACTGGCAAGAGTGGATTGAAGGCATCAATGATGATCTGCCGGAGCCGGAAAGCCTGACCAGTGTCTGGGATGATCTGCCGGAGTTGGCGCCACCGCTCATTGATAGCGTGCTTCGCCAGGGTCATAAGATGCTCATGGCTGGACCATCGAAGGCCGGAAAATCGTTTGCCTTAATTGAGTTATGTTGTGCCATCGCTGAAGGCCGTAGATGGTTTAACTGGCCGTGTACACAAGGAAAAGTGATGTATGTCAATCTGGAGTTAGACAGGGCAAGTTGTTTGCATCGGTTTAGGGATGTTTATACCGCATTGGGTTGGCAACCAAAGAATCTCAATAATATTGATATCTGGAATTTACGTGGTAAATCTGTCCCTATGGACAAGTTGGCGCCGAAATTGATTCGCCGGGCGGCCAAGAAAAACTATATCGCGATCATTATTGACCCAATTTATAAAGTAATTACCGGCGATGAAAATAGCGCAGACCAGATGGCACACTTCTGCAATCAGTTTGACCGAGTTTGCACTGATCTGGGGGCAGCCGTGATCTATTGCCACCATCACAGTAAAGGAAGTCAGGGTAATAAGCGCAGCATGGACCGAGCATCAGGTTCCGGGGTGTTTGCTCGGGACCCGGATGCGCTGCTGGATCTGATCGAGTTGGAACTGAATGAGAACATACTGAAGCAAGAAGAGAATAAAGCCATTGCTCATGTATGTAAGGAATGGCTGAATAAGCACGTAAAGGACTGGGAAGATCACGTATCTCAGGATCATTTATGCTCTGAAAAAGACATGCTGGAAGCGTGCAGGAAGCTCCTGGAGACCGAAACCCATTATGCTATGCAGAAGGATGTTGAAGCAGCCAGGAAGGCAATCAAGCAACGGACAGCTTGGAGAATTGACGGTACCTTGAGAGAATTCCCCAAGTTCCCGCCGGTTAACCTTTGGTTTAATTATCCCATTCATTATGTGGATGATGTCGGCAGCTTGCAGGATATAGAAGCTGAAGGGGAAGCGCCGCCGTGGCAGAAGGCCACTGAAAAAAGAAAGTATAGAGCGAAAAAGGATCGTAGGAATAAGGCACAAGAATTCGATGACGCTGTAAAAAGCTGCAATATGGGCGAACCTCCGACGATAAATAACCTTATCGAATGGTTTTCGTCTACCGGAAAGACCGTAGCTGAAAGAACAATCCGAGATTGGATTAAGACTTTCGGGTATGAAATAGACCGCAATAACGGAAATACAATCGTGAAAAAAGATGCGGGGGGAACATAAAAATATGGTCGCTGCAACATTATTCAAAATTGCGGGGATACCATTAAATTATGATCACCGCAGAATTGCGGATACCATAAAAACATGGTCACCGCCCCGCAATAAAAAACTGCGGGGGAACCATAAAAACATGGTCACCGCCGCGGCGGCGGGGAAACCTATATATACTACGTATATATATATCGCCGTTCCGCCGCCGCTTACGCGACGTCACGTATGCGAAGGCGAAGGGGACCGCGATAGATGACGCGGTTCCCCCCTGCCCCTGCATACATGACAGTGACAAACGCAAAATTCAAAACAAAAACCCAAATGTAAAAATTTGGAGGATGGAAATAGATGATTTGTAAATTTTGCAATGAGGAAATGGAACTCGATTCGAATAGCGGAATGGAATACAACGAAACTCATATTTACGCCTGCGATTGTGGAGCAAGTTGCATTGTTCATGAAAACGGAGAAGAAGATGCTTGGGAAGAAGGCGGGGAAGATGCGTACTGAATTTTTTATACCGATGGCCAAGGTTCCAACTGCAACCCATCAGGAAAAGAAAGTGAACTGGGAAACAAGGACTTTCTATGAGCCAGACAACGTAAAAGCAGCCAGGATAAAGATTCGAGCACATCTGGCCAAACACGTCCCGGAAAAGAAATATACCGGCCCTGTCCGGCTGCTGACAAAGTGGTGCTTCCTGGTAACAGGTAAGCATAAGAACGGGGAATACAGGACCAGCCGACCAGATACCGACAACCTGCAAAAAATGCTCAAGGATGTTATGACGACTCTTGATTACTGGACCGATGACGCACTGGTGGCCAGTGAAATCATTGAAAAGTTTTGGGCAGATATCCCGGGAATCTATATAGCGATCGAAGAGCTCTAAAGGTTGGTGATGATATGGCAGTCCAGGAGACATTATGGGGAGAGCCGGTACAGATGCCGGAACAAGGAAATTACAAGGGTGATCCCAGGGCTGATTTGAGAACAGATAGCCAGTATTGGCAAAGGTTACTTTTGAACTGCTGGCACATGGAAAAGGATTTGTATTATATCCTCCATGGGGTTCGATGTGGAGGTGGAGAGTTAATACTTACCAGTAACAGCTTGATGTTACGCCCAGGTGAATGGAGCGAAAAGAAATGGGATGAGATTAAGCAAGAAGAGCTTGTCCCTTATCGTGAAAAGTTAATTGAGGTCCTTAGAGTATCAAGAGTTATGAGTATAACTGATGAGATGGTGCCGGCAGGATGGTAAAAATGGAGTTGGAGTAATGCCAAATGAAAACTATTGAAATTGTCGAAAAAGAGTACTTGCCTGAACAGCAGAAGCTTCTTGATATTTTTCGCCAGCATGGGCAAAGCGCTATGCCAGAGCTTCCGGTAGTCTTTAAAATTCCGGATATTCCAAACAAGGTGAAGACTCATATCAACCGGGTACCATGCAAGACTCTCAGTAAGCGGCAAGGCTACATGATCATCGCTATGGAGGTTGTTGATTTCGTTCGGCTTATGGTTAAAAGCGGTATTGAGATGAAGATAAGCGACAAAGAAAATGGAGGGAAACAACGATAATGAGTGAGTTTGAACGGCTGACGAAAATTTGGAAAGATGAAGGGTATCCATTAAGCACGGGAGCAAGTGGTTATTACGCAAGATCAGAAACAGGATATCCTATTCACGGAAATATTGTTGATCGTCTTGCCCAATACGAAGACCTCGGAAGCCCGGAAGAGGTGGCCAAGCTTGCCAAGGCCAAAGAAGAGGGTAGGCTGATAGTATTGCCTGTTCCTATCGGAGGCTCTATATACGTTCCATTCCGCTATCAAGATCTGGACAATAACATAGACGAAGGTGTGGAAGAGTTGCACTTATCCGGTTATTGCAAAGAAGGCGAGCGGGAATTTTATATGACTTATGATGATTCAGGCACAAATGATATTGAGCCTTGCGAGGTATACATTACCAAAGAGGAGGCCGAACAAGCATTGAAGGTTAAGGGGGCAGAGCAATGCCGATAGGTAAAGCGATTTTATTATCAATCATTTTGACGATTGTCCTTTTAGTCATGTTAGATTCGATCAAGCAAGAATAGATAAGACCAAGGAGGAGCGTATGACAAAAAAACTTGCACCAGAGGTTTTAAAAATAATCGAGACAGCAGTAAACAAGGCTGCCAAAGAGAGCGTGGGCAAAGCCGTAGAGTATAGGCCGGATGAACGGAATTTTTTCCGGGAAACTGAAATTTTGCTTTATAACTATCCCGCCTTGAAACTAAAAGTCGCCCAGGATGAAGAGTTTTTGTATAACCCAGAAGCGCAGACCGACCCGCCGGCAAAATCAAAGGACATTGTTTATGGCGCGATTCGTGGGGGTCACGGCCTGGACATCGACCAATACACCAAAGGAGTTAAGTCCAGCATGATGCGAACTAGGCAGGAAGTGTTGCGGGTTGAGAGGGCATTGGAGACGATCAGAGATGATCAGTATTACGGCATTATTCCGTTTAAGTACTGGGATGGAATGACGATGGAGGAGATAGCCGGAAAATTTGAGTGCGACGAAAGAACACTTTACAGGCAAAAAAACAGGTTGGTTAATAAAATTAAGATCATGCTGTTTGGTGCTGATGCTTTAAAATAGAAATGTCAAAAACGTGTCAGTTTCGTGTCAGAAACGTGTCATTGTTAAGGGGTTTTTGACCTGTTATAATTGCTACAATGCGAAAGTTATGTTAAAGAGAGGTGGCCGGGCATGAACAATAAAGACTTAATCAATCTAATTGAAATTATTCTCTGTGCACTGGCATGCCCGCTGATATTGCCGGCTGTCATAGAAAATCAAACAAAGTAAGGTGCAATATATAAACGAGTTTAGAGCCGAAAGGCTCTTTTCTTTATGCCATTTTTTAGGAGGCGAGTAACCGTGGCATTAACAGCAAAGCAAAAGCGTTTCGTGGATGAGTATTTGGCTGATGATGAGCTAAATGCCACGAGAGCCTATAAAGCTGCTTATCCCAAAGTTAAAAGTGATGAGACAGCCGCAGTAAATGCAAGTAGACTGCTAGGAAATGCTAAGGTCATAGCCTATCTGCGCGAACGCATGAAAGACCGGCAAAAGCGGACCGAGATCACCCAGGACATGGTTTTACAGCGCTGGTGGGATATTGCCACTGCGGACCCGAACGAGATTATTCACCTTCGCCGCTTATGCTGCCGTCATTGCTTCGGCATCGGCCATCAGTATCAGTGGCGCGATGAAGAAGAGTATCAGCAGGCAGTACTGTCTGCGATAGCGTTTGCAAAGGCTGAGGATAAAGAACCCGCTATTCCGTCCGACGTCGGGGGCTATGGCTTTGATAAACTCCTTAAACCTCATCCGAAATGCCCGTACTGTCAAGGGGAAGGTATTCCGGATCTCCATATTGCTGACACCAGGGAGCTAGGGGTAAAAGCCAAATCACTTTATGCCGGGATAAAGCAAACGTCAGCAGGGATTGAGATCAAATTCAGAGACCAGGATAAAGCGCTGGAGAATGTGGCACGGCATCTTGGGATGTTTAATGACAAACTTGAGCTATCCGGCCAGGTCAACACCAACAGTGATAAGCTTGACGCCATTCTGGAACAGTTAAAAGACGATGGCTGAACAGTTCCTGCTTTCTCCGAAGTATAAGGCCTTCCTGCGGCATAACGCGCCAGTAGAGTTTCTGGAGGGCACCACCGCCGCCGGAAAAACGACAGTTGGTATTTTTAAGTTCATGCTCAAGGTGGCCGAGTCACCAAAGAAGATTCACATCCTGTCCGGCCTTGATCTGGGTACCGTCGAAAAGAATATTATCAACAAAGACCTGGGTATCTTAGACATCTTCGGGCCGCTTGTGCAGTATAATGCATCTGGTAGAGGACAGCACAGCCTCCCGCATTTGGCCTATAAAGATAAAATCATCTACGTCCTAGGGTATGATAATAAAACTCGGTGGAAAAAGGCACTTGGAGGCCAATATGGCTGCCTGTACATCGACGAAATTAACATTGCTGATATGGAATATGTCCGAGAAGCTTCCATGCGGTGTGACTATCTACTCGCTACACTCAATCCAGACGATCCGGGATTACCGGTTTATGAGGAATACATCAACCATAGCCGACCGCTTCCAGAATACGAGAAGGACGCGCCAGACGAATTGAATCAAATGCTTTGTGAAGAACCAAAACCCGGTTGGGTCCATTGGTTCTTTTCTTTTGAGCATAACGCCGGGCTGACCGAGGAGAAAAAGGCTCAGATCATCGGGAATGTGCCCGAGGGGACAAAACTACACAAGAACAAGATTCAGGGACTTAGGGGCCGCGCTACGGGGCTTATATTCAATCTGCGTAAGGAAAATATAATCACGCCGAAACAGGCTAAGGAGTTTAAGTTTAATCTGTTCTCCTGCGGTGTTGACACCTCATACAGCCGGTTGTCCGATGATACGTTTTCATTCAGTTTTACGGGCCTAACTGTATGTCGGAAAAAGATCACGTTAGCGGAGGCCGTTTATAACAATAAAGATCGGGAAAATCCGATCACGCCGTCAGATATTCCGCTGCTACTCGTAAAGTTTCTAGAGCAGTCCCGGGCAGGCTGGGGTTTTGCCCGAAATGTGTTCATCGATAGTGCTGATCAAGGCACGATACTGGAGTGCCAGAAATACAAAAGGGCAAATGGTTCTCCGTATCTCTTCCAGGGGGCTTGGAAGAAGATGGAGGTTATAGACCGTATAAACCTGGAATCAGGCTGGCTTGCTCACGAGGATTCCTTGATTGTAGGCACCTGTAAGGAACACATCAGAGAGCTGAACCTGTACAGCTGGAAAGAGGATAAGGATGAACCGGAAGACCGGAACGACCACTGCGTAAATGCGGATCAGTACAGCTGGTTGCCCTTTAAAGATAAAATTGGAAAGGTGGTGAAACCTTGAACATAAGATTGATTATCGACCTGCTGAACCGAGAAAAACAGTACAATCTTTCGCCGGAATACTATTTCAAAGTTGATATCTGGCGAGATTGGTGGCGGGGCTTCCACAAACCTTTTCATGAGTTCCGGGAGCTGGCCGGGGATAAGATGACAACGCGCAAGCTCTTTACTCTCAAAATGGCAAAGAAGGTTTGCGAGGACTGGGCGGCCATCCTGCTTAACGAGAAAACGGAAATTGCGATTGATGATAGAGCCTCTTCTGAGTTCCTTCAGGGGAAGGACGGTACCGGTGGCGTATTTGGTGAGAATGATTTCTGGCAGCTTGGCAATGCACTGGTCGAGAAAGGATTTTACAGCGGCACCGGCGCTTTTATTGTGAAGCTTGATGGGATGAAGCTGCAAGGCCAGAGTGTCGTCAAGAGTCCGGAGGCCAAATTACGTATTGATTACCTGACCGCGCATAACATTGTTCCGCTGACGATTAGGCACGGCAGGATTACAGAGGCCGCTTTTGCGTCGGAAGTGCTGGAGCGAGGCAAGAAATTCATTTACCTGGAAACGCACGAGCTGACCGAGAAGGGGTACAGGATCACGAACAGGTATTTCAAGGCTGATGACGGGATACTGTCAGAGCAATCTCTGCCTCCAGGCATACTTCCCGAGGTAAACACAGGCTCAGACATTCCGCTGTTTGCAATCTTCAGCCCGAACATCGTCAACACCTTCCCGAACACAAACGGACTGGGGATGAGTATTTATGCTCACGCTATAGATAATCTGATGGGCGTTGACTTGGCTTTTAACAACTTCTGCCGGGATTTTAGGCTGGGAGGTAAAAAGGTATTTTACTCTGAGGCTCTGGTGCGCACCGACCCGGACGGAAATAAAATCACTCCTGATGATGTTATGCAGCAACTCTTTTCCGTTGTGGGTGAACTGCCGCTCCGAGAAGACGGCAAAAACTCTCTCATGACCGAATACAACCCTGACCTGCGGGTGCAAGCGAACACAGACGGCTTACAGTCTCAGCTTGACTATTTATCGTTCAAGGTAGGTTTTGGCACAAAGCATTATCAGTTCAATGCCGGCCAGATCGTTACAGCCACACAGTACACCGGTGATAAGCAGGAGCTTATCCAGAATGCCAGTAAGCATTATATTGTCATTGAAAAAGCACTGAAGCAGCTCGTAAAGGCTATCTTGTGGGCGGGGAAGGAAATCCTCGGTCAGCCGGTAAACCCGAACGCAGAGGTGACTGTCAACTTTGAGGACAGTTATATCATTGACAAAGAATCGGAGCGCCTGCGCGATCTTCAGGAGATTCGTGACGGTCTAATGCAAAAGTGGGAATACCGCGTTAAGTGGAAAGGTGAGGATGAGGAGACAGCTAAGAAGATGGTTGCGCAGGAACCATCTGATGATGAGCTGATGGGCTTTAGAGGGGGTGCATGATTTGGAATTGTCTAGGATGGCTAAGCGGTGCCGTCAATGCCGATATCGGAATACTTGCGAGAATAAGGAGACGGAAGCACTGGCTTATATGCAGGATACTGTTGTGGCGCCAGCATCCGCTGCCTTAACAGAGTTGGCAAGTGCTGAAATAACGGTCAAGCATGACTATAGAAACATCTATATCGACAAAGATACTAGCGTCACAATTGACCTTGAGGAATTAAAAGAGCAGATGAGACAAGACTTTTACAAGAGCATTGGGCTCGGCGTTGTATTAGGCGGGTGATTTCTAATGCTCAAGCCCAAGTATCTGGAGCAGCTTCCCGATAACATGGTTGAACTGTACAGCCATGCTGAAATGGATATCCTGGCCGACATGGCTCGGCGGATCAGCACTTACGATTACTTCATTCCGGCAGCCCAGTGGCAATATAAAAAGCTGATTGAAATGGGTAACTACCATAACTCCGTCGTTCAGACCCTGTCAGCTCTGACCGGAAAAACGACAGAAGAAATCAGGTTCCTGATGCAGGAAGCCGGACAAAAGGCTCTGGCATTCGATGATTCTATCTACAGGAAAGCAGGACTTGATCCTCCGCCGCTTTCATCTTCGCCGGCGCTGCGTGATGTCCTAATGACCGGAGTCCAAAAGACAAACGGACTCTTTGAAAACTTGACCAGTACAACGGCCAATACCTCCTCGAAGCAGTTTGAAAATGCTTTGGATCAGGCGTATATGCAAATTACATCCGGGGCCTTTGATTACAATACCGCGATTCGAAATACAATAAAGGGCCTGGCGGAAAAGGGAATCGCCTCAATCGAGTACCCGACTGGACGAGTTGCGTACATTGAGACTGCTGTCCGACGGGCGACGATTACCGGAGTAAACCAGACTGCTTTAAAACTCCAGGATGCGAGAGCGGATGAAATGGGGTGCGATCTTGTTGAAACAAGCGCTCATGCCGGCGCCCGGCCAAGTCATGCGGCATGGCAGGGTAAGGTATTCAGCCGGTCCGGAACGCATCGGAAGTATCCGGATTTTGTAAAGTCAACAGGGTATGGCACTGGTCCAGGTCTTGGTGGCTGGTATTGCCGACATTCATGGTTCCCGTTTTTCGAGGGACTGAGCTCAGCCGCTTACGACAAGGAAGATCTTACCGAGATGAACGCCAGAAATATTGATTACAACGGCGATAAGCTGACGGAATATGAAGCGTCTCAGAAGCAGCGACATATCGAACGCCAAATACGGAAGTGGAAAAGGGAGTATGTCGGGATGGAAGCTGCAGGGCAGCCAACGGAAGAAGCTGCCGCAAAGATATCCCAATGGCAGCGCACGCAGAAGGATTTCCTGGAGCAGACAGGGCTGAAGCGCCAGGGTGATCGAGAGCAGATTGCCGGTTTTGGAAAGAGTGATGCGGCAAAAGCGAGAGCCAAAGCGCGCAAGGCAGCTGCGGGCGTTGTAAATACAGGTAAGAGTGGTATAATGGTATCAGGAATGGCTCCTGTTCCTTCAGCCGGTGGAAGTTTTTCGATACTTGATGCCAATGGGTACCGGGAGCTGCGTAAAACTGCCGGTAAAATCTCAAAAGCAGACCTGCATACGATATGGGATCACAGTAATGGTTATATTCAGACGGGGAACAGCTGGACTATTAATGCAGCAATGCGCAGCGGAACAGTCAATAAACTTCCGACGGAAACCAAAAAAACTATTCAGGTGCTGCGTTCTGTAATTGATAACAACGTAACGGATCGGGACTTCATGGCAGTACGTTTTGCAGATAATAATTATCTCGATGCGGTGTTTGGACCTCAATTTATAAAAACAACTGCCGCAAAGACGGCGCAGGCTTTGAAAGACAATTGTATCGGGCAGATCATTGAAGAAAAATCATTTGTTTCAGTCAGCCTGGATGAAAAGAAAAATGTTTTCAGAGGAAAAGATGTAAAGCTAAAGCTGGAGATTCCCGATGGTGCGAACATCTATGTCAGCTCAAACTTTCAAGAGAGCGAAGGGATCATGAAAGACGGCCTTCGATATGTTTTGAGGGATGTAGAATATCTAAATGGCCAAGTCGAACTCACAGTAAGAGCAATACTTTAGGGGGTGGTAGTGTGAATGATAAGCAATTGGCACAAGAACGGTTTGTTGCCAGTGATGGCATTGGGCACGGGATCTCTCAATGCATGAGGTGCAATAATTTTAAAGAGTTTAATTGCTTAGTCATGCCGCCGTCAGAATCCGGAAAATATATGAGCAACAAGGAAGATTGCCCACGAATAGATTTTAAGGAAATCCAAAGATAAAAACACCACCAGTCAAGCTGATTAGGTGGTGTTTTTATAGCCCATGCGTCATGAAGCGCTGACGTTAAACAGGCTTATTTTTTATTGCCCAAATTGGCTTACCCGTAAGCCTAAAAGAGCGGGACGGCAGGTGACGGCGACCACCTAAAACGCCTAGCCGGGGAAAGGATGCAACATGAAAACGGAATTTTTGGAAGGTTTACTCAAAGAGGGCGGCGTCCCGGATGATAAGATCAAGGGCTTGATCGATAAGGTTATGGCTGAGAACGGCAAAGACGTCGAGGCTGAGAAGATCAAAACTACTGCCGAGACGGGCAAGCTCACTACCGCGGAGAATACCATCAAAAGCCTTCAAGAGGCCGCGAAAAAATTTGATGGTGTGGATGTCGAGAAACTTCGGAAAGACTTCGTGGATCTGGAACAGAAGTATAACGATGATACGAAGGCGCATAAGGCTGAGCTTGATAAGCTCTCTTATACTTCAGCTGCCGAGAAGTTCATTGATTCCCTGAAACCCAAAGACAGCTTGTCCAGAAGTGCAATTCTATCCGAGTTTACCAAAAAGGAATTCAAGCTCGACGGCGATACCTTCCAGGGCGCTAAGGAGTGGGCGGAAACCTTCAAAAAGGATAACGCTTCCCACTTCACGGATGGCGAAGACGGAACATCGACCTCCGTATCATCTGGAGGCGGACACGGCGACCCGCTTGCAGGCGACGTCGATAAATTTGTTGCCGCAGCAATGAAAGGCGCAGGAATTGCGTCGGAAAAACAATAAAGGAGAATTTGAAAAATGCCAAACAGTATTGAATATGCGAAAAAGTTTGTGCCTATAATCGATGGGATCTACAAAGCTGCCGCTGTCACACAGGGGATGGATGCCGCAACAAGGGCCGATTTCACCGGGGTAAATGAGGTGAAGGTGCTCAAGGTCAGCACTACTGGCCTGGGCGATTACAGCCGTGAAAATGGCTATCCTAAGGGTGATGTGACCGCCGTTTGGGAGACCATGCAGCTGACTGAGGAAAGAGGCAAGGAAATTTCCGTAGATCGCATGGATAATGAGGAGACACTGGGGCTAACATTTGGAACAGTCACGGGTGAATTTATGCGCTTGCACGTTATTCCAGAACTCGATGCCTACCGGTTTGCGAAATACGCAAGTAAATCGGGGATCTCCACCGTAACGGGAGCCGTCCTTACAAAAACTACCATTATTGAGGCGATCGACGAAGCGGTGAGGCAGATGAACGCAGATGAGGTTCCGCTGGAAGGCAGAAAGCTCTATCTCAACAGTGATCTGCAGCCGATCTTGAATAGCGCCCTCAACCGTCAATGGGGGAGTGATGGAACTGTAAATACAGTGCTCAGCGGCTATAACAATATGCCGATTACCTGGGTGCCACCTACAAGGTTCTACACGGCGCTCACGCTCAATCCTGGCACTGCCAATTGGGGATATGCCAAAGGAGCAGGAGCGGCGGACGTCAACTTCATGATCATATACCCGCCTTCAATTCTCCAGGTACAGAAGTTCGCATTGCCGAAAATCTTTGATCCTGATACCAACCAGGACAAAGATGCGTGGAAGTTCCAGTTCCGTCTCTATCATGACGCTTTTGTCTACGACAACAAGGTCAAAGGCATTTACCTGCACAAGAAGCCTGTAGCGTAATGGGAGGGATGAAAAATGCTAATTGCTAAAGACGGCATAAGCCGTGAAATTGATAAATCCAGATTGCAGGAATACCGAAACAAGGGATATGTCCCTGTCGAGGCGCAGGAACAGGTTAAGGAAAGGCCCCTTGAAAAGAAGAATGTCGAGGAATTAAAAGCCTATGCCACGGAAAACGGTATAGATATTTCCGAAGCTAAAAACAAAACGGAAATTCTTGCAATTTTGCTTTCCTCTGAGGAGAAAAAGGGGGAATAATCATGGCCCCTGATTACGAATTCTATACAGATACCTACTACGGGAACAAGATTCCGGAGGCGGATTTCCCCCGCCTCTGTAACCGGGCTGAGAGCTATCTTGACTCGCTTGGGTGCAACCTGTCAGGATTACCTCCCGACAAGCTGAGCATGGCGATATGTGCCGTTGCTGAGGCGTGGCAGACCAATGAGCAGGGCGGGGATGTGGTGAGCCAGTCAGTAGGGCCGTGGAGCAAAACCTTTGCAGCCGCCAAGCCCAAGACAAATGAGCAGCGGCTTGCCGATGCTGCAAGGTTGTATATCGGCCCCTGCGCAAGCGGAGTGAGGTGGGTGTAATGTTTCCGCATACCGTAACAATCTATAACAAATATATTGATACTGGTATAGAGAAGTGGCAGAGAACCGTGATATCCGGTGTCTTCTGGAACAGTTCCAAGGGTGCGGCAGTCCGAAAAACAGGAGTATCAACTGTAGATGGTCTGCAACTGATCATTCCTTTTTCGGCCAGTTCGTTCTACGTAAAGCCAAAGGAATGGGCGGCGCTTGAAGATAAATCCGGACACTGGACCTTGCAGAGCGGGGATATCGTTATTCTGGGTGAACAGAGTTATGAGGTTGTAAAATCCTCCAGCGAATTGAAACAGTTTGATGATGTACTGACCATTACCAATGTCGATACTCGGGATTACGGTGGCAGTATGTCGCACTGGGAGGTGTCGGGGAAGTGAGTCATAAGGGTATCCGAATCGAAACTCCACGGGGGGCAGTGGTCAAGAGTAAAAATGGTGTTCGGGCAAGGCTGAGATGGAATCCAGACTTCGTGGATAAACGGCAGGGGTCCTATGACAAAGCTCAGATGTATGTAGATAATGAAGTCCTGAGACTGTCGGACCCTTACGTCCCATTTCAAAGCGGTCTGCTCAAGAAAAGCGGTATCCTCGGAACCGTCCCCGGTCGTGGGGAGGTCATCTGGAACGCTCCATATGCACGGTACCATTACTACGGCAAGGTTATGATCGGCAGGGCTCCAAAGCAGCGGACAGGCCAAAACCTACAACATCACGGCGCGCCAAAGCGCGGGGCTTTCTGGTTCGTTCGAATGAAAAAGGATAAGCTCAGTCAGATCCTAGCAGGCGCTAGGCGGATTGCTGCAGGAGGAACCAGATGAGCATTATAAAAGCTTTGCAGGATTATCTAAAAACCTATGGCGGCATGGACATGCGTCCGATATCCGAGGTTCTGACTGATCAGACCAGGGAGAACGCTTCAAGCTATGCGCTGGCTCCATCCGGCAATGGCAAAACAGTGACGGATATTGTTGGCAATAAAACCTTTGAAAACAATTATGTGTTTTATGCCAAGGAGGCTGTCGCCGATGAGATAGACCGGCAAGAGAATTATGACTTTCTGGAGGATCTTTCCGACTGGTTGGACGAACAGAACGACGCTGGCAATCTCCCGGAGCTGCCTGGGCAGTATGAAGCCGAAAGCCTGGAAGTGTCCAATGTCCTGCTCTTTGATATCGATGAGGACGGCACCGGTCTTTACCAGGTGCAGATCAAACTTATATTAACCAAAAAGAAAGGGTGATAATATGGCTGGAAAAGTTAAAAGAAGTCAGATTGCGGCGTTCTTGAATACCGGTACTTCAGCTTCCCCGACATGGAGCCTGATCGGTGACGGCGTGACAGAGCAGACTATTGCTTATAATCCGCAAACGTCGGAAGAAATTTATATTAACCAGGACAGCGGTAATACCAATATTGAAAGCTACAGACCAACGATACCGACGCCGATGACGGCCATAAAAGGCGATGCCGTATTTGATTTTGTGGACGAAATCCGGAAGAGCCGGAAAGTGTTAGCAGATGCGGAAACTGAGGTTTGCCTTGTTTACCTGTATGAAACGGCGGAGTCCGGGGCGTACCCAGCGGAAAAGAATTCCTGCTCAATTCAGATTGACGATTTTGGCGGGCCCGGTGGAGAGAGTGCTAAAATCAACTTCACGCTTAACTTGAACGGGGATCCAGTCGTCGGGACATTTAACCCGACAACAAAGGCTTTTACCGAAGAATAATAGATGAGCCCTGCTGTCTTGCGGGGCAAATCTCTTTTAGGAGGATATGAGTTTATGAAACTAACCACAGGACGCATAGAGATACCAATTGAACGGGATGGGGAGAATGTCGGCAGCCTGGCCTTCAATCCAAACGACATGGCTTTTGTTGACCGTTTTTACGGCCTGATCGGCGACTTCGAAGCAAAGGAAAAGGAATACCAGGAAAAGGCCTTGGCGCTTGAAGAGAATACAGAGACCGATTCCTACGGCATACCGAAGAACATGAAAGAACGCTTGGCGCTGCTGAAAGATATTTGCGGGTTCTTGCGGGGGCGGATTGATTATGTATTCGGTGACGGCGTCAGTCAGAAAGTTTTCGGCGATGCTAATACCCTTGATATGTTTGAACAGTTCTTCGATGGCATCGCCCCTTTTATCCAGCAGGCAAGGGTAGGAAAGGTCGAAAAGTATACCGGCAACAGGGCCCAACGCAGAGCGGCCAAGGTGATGAAGTAAGGTGAACATTTTAACAGAGCAGCTGCCGACGGCAGTCGAGATTGACGGCGCAGTGTATGAGCTGGATACCGATTTTCGGAGCTGCTTAAACATCATCCTGGCTTTTGAGGACCAGGAACTGACCGACTATGAGAAGCAGATTGTTTTGCTTCAGCTTCTTTACAGAGAAATTCCGGAGAATGCCAAAGAGGCTTGTCGGCTTGGAGTGAAGTTCCTGGACTGCGGTGAAGAGCAAGGAGAGGGCGGCAGCCATGGTGATGGTGCTGGCCGGTTGTATAGTTTCAACCAGGACGCTAAGTATATCTATTCCGCCATAAAACAAAGCCACGGCGTTGACCTTGAGACAGTTGATTATCTGCACTGGTGGAAATTCTGCTATATGTTCCTTGACTTGCGGGAAGATTGTTTCTTCCATCGGCTTATTCATTTACGCCGTCAGAAAAATCTTGGGAAGCTTACCAAAGAGGAAAGAGAGCTGTATTACAAGATTCAGGATATAGTAGATCTTCCGGAAGTGCGGACGAGTGAAGAAAAGATCGTCGCGGATGAGTTTATGCGGTTGCTGAACGGAGGGTGAGAAAAACGGATTATAAAGATAGGTATGAATGTGAATTATGGGCGCACAGATACTGGCACAAAGCCTTTTGTATTGCGGCGGCATTGTTATCATATACATGGTTTTCTTTAATCGGCTGTTTGATTATTTGGTTAGTAACCAAAAAATAATAGATGTTATCAATCCTGCTACAGCTCCGCCAGCTATACCAAAACTTGCAATTTTCCAATCATGCTTAAACTGCTTTTTCTGTTGCTCTTTGGCAAAATTTTTATCCGCTTTACGATTTTGATTTTCTCTAAAGATTTTCAATGGATCGTCGCTCAATTATGATCATCCTTCATATGGTTATGTAGAAATCATACCATAGGATGGAAAATAATCACTATTTCCAGCTATTCGGCCCGTATTTCTGCTCAAGAGTAGCATTCATTTCTTCAATTTCCTTAATGTTATTAGGGGACATTTTATGGAAATAATCTTCTAATAGAGTGTAAAAGTTGCAAACTTTATTGTATTTTGCTTTGTTAGTTTTTAGGGCATTGATTTTGTTTAATGTTTCCTGATAAAACCGGTTAATGAATAAATGAGTATTACGTTCCCTTCCTATTTCAAGGTCTCTGAATTGCTTACTTGGCTTGGTTCCGTTAAATTTTATTGAATCCTCCAATAAAGAAAGTTTCTCCATGCAATCAAGAAGAGTGTCATAGCGGGCAAAAAACACATCCGGTTTTTTGGTTGTGTTAACTAAGTTTGCCGAATCGTTTGCTATTTTTAATAATCCTGGTGCCATAAATCCAGCCTCTGTCTTATTTTTTGGCATGCGAGTATTAGACGTATGAGAACGCGGAGTAAACTTTTTAGGTTTAAAAATATCAAACAATCCCACAATAACCTCTCCCTTGGTAAAATAGTACCATAGTTCTGTTGAAAATAGTATCTGGTCTGTTGTATTATTTTGGTAAAAGAGAAGAAGGAGTATTGATGAACATGAAAAAGAAAATGCTATCCTTAATTATGTTTGCCGCGTTTTTGGGGTGGGGATTGGTATTGACCGGTTGCGGCAGCGAGGAAGCAAGTGCCCCATCAGAAAATAGCGAAAAAAGTTGGACGGAAGTAATAAAATTTGAAGGTGAAAGCGCCAAAGATACGGAAACCTTTAATATTTCATCCAATGAATGGCGAATTGTTTGGGATACTCAGCCTGGTAATCTAGGCGATATGAATTTTTCAATAAGTGTCTACAAAAGCGACGGCTCACTGGAAAGTGTCGCTGCTAATGTGATCGGAAAGGCAAATGACTCAAGTTATGTACGAGGAAAAGGTGAGTATTATCTATCAATCAATACTGGGCAGCCTTACACAATTACGGTAGAAGAAAAGAAATAACAAGCGGTCTCGAATATTACATGCAAAGCATTCTCATTGAGAGGGTGCTTTTTCTATTGCTCAAAATAGGGCGGGTGATAACATCAAAAAAATAAAATGCCCTTATTGTGGGTACGAAATGCCCATTGAACACGCCAAGGAGGCTATTTGCAAAGGCGTATTTGTGAAATGCAAAGGCCGAACGTGTAAAAAGATATTTGAGATTAAACTGAATGAAACAAAAATAATCAAGTAGTGCCTGAGTGCCGATGATTATTGCTTTCTCATAACGGGAGGTGAAATCATTGGCAGCAGGTTATGACGGTAGTATCAGGATTGATACCAGGGTAGATACAAAAGGTTTTAATACAGGAATGAAGCAGATTTCCGGTGGGTTAGCTGGCATAGCTTCATCATTAGGAAAATTGGCCGGCGCTGTCGGTCTTACATTCGGTGTTAAAGCAATAATTGATTTTAGCAAGGAATCAGTTAAGGCCGCGACAGACTTGTCTAATGCCATGATGGGACTCCAGAGCATCATGGAGGGTCAGGGCCGGAGCTTTGCTAAGGCTCAGCAATTCATCAATGACTACATTTCAGACGGTTTAATACCGGCAACGGATGCGATAACTGCTTATAAGAATCTTGCATCGCGTAAATATACTGATACCCAGATCCAGCAAGTCCTTGTTGCCTTAAAAGATAGCGCTAGCTTTGGCAGGCAGGCCAGTTATAGCCTGGGCGAAGCGGTAGAAACTGCTACCGAAGGATTGAAAAACGAAAATTCAATTTTGGTCGACAACGCTGGGGTTACAAAAAATGTAGCTCGGATGTGGGATGAATACGCCAAGTCTATCGGTACCACAGCCGCCAATCTCTCACAGCAGCAAAAGATACAGGCAGAAGTCACGGGCATACTGGAAGAATCTAAGTATCAGATCGGCGATGCCGCAAAAGTAGCAGATAGCTATTCCGGGCAAATCCTAAAGCTCGGCTTTAATTTCAATAATCTCAAAGTAGCCGTGGGAAATGCGATAATTCCACTAGCGCAGGCGGTACTTCCTTCTATCAATGCTATAATAGCCGGGCTTACACGGCTTGCTAATGTCTTTGCCCAGGTGACTGCGGCTCTTTTTGGGAAGCAAGTAAAAGCGCAGGAGCAAGTGGCAAAGACGGCTGCTGCTGGTGCAAAGGCTGAAAATAGCCTAGCTAAAGCAACTGAGAAGGCAGGAAAAGCTGCAAAGGGGTCCCTGGCAAGTTTCGATGAGCTAAATGTCCTCGCGGAAGATACCGCCGCTGGAATGGGAGCCGCTGCTAATGGCATTGAAGATACGTCTTTCGGTGGCGTTGATACAGACGCTGGTCTCAGCGGAGAGCTAGGCGCTGATATGACCGTCAGTCCAGCAGTCCAAACGGCGGTTGATACTTTCATGAGGATTCTGGAGCCCCTGCAGTCGATCAAGCTTGATAATCTCAATGCTGCTTTCGATCGGCTAAAAGAAGCAATCAGGCCAATAACAGCAGCACTCTTCGCTGGCCTGGAATGGGCTTATCTGAATATTTTTGTCCCGCTGGCGGAGTGGACGATAGAGGACGCGCTTCCGGCATTCTTAGACGTACTGTCTGGGGCATTAAAAGTTCTTTCCGCTGTCATTGAGGCGCTAACACCATTGGCGCTATGGCTGTTTGAAAACTTCCTAAGGCCTATAGCTGAATGGACCGGTGGACTGATTGTTGCCTCACTAGAAGCCTTAGCCGGTGCTCTTAAAGGTGTAAGCGATTGGATTAGTGAGAATGAAGGCTTAGTTCAGGGAATGACCGTAACGGTCGGTTTATTTTTTGCAGCATGGAAGGGCACTGAACTTTTAGCATTCATTCAGATGAGTGGCGGGGTAGCGGGAGCCTTTAAAATTATCAAAGATGCCATAAAGGGTGCAACAATAGCCCAAATTGCAAATAAGTGGGAGACTGTTGCTCTCACTGGCCTTTATGCAAAGGATTTCGTAGTATCTATTGGCGCAGCAGCGAAGGCAATCGCTTTTTCGACAGGTAAATGGGCAGCAAACACCTTCGCAATGATTGCTAACAAAATAGCTATGGGGGCTTCGGTAATTGCTCAAGGAGCTATGACATTTGCAATGGGTACCTGGAATGTGATTTGTGCTATCGGTACAGGACTCACAGCCGCCTTTGGTGCCGCTGTCGCCTTTCTTACCTCTCCAATCGGACTGGTTCTACTGGCAATTGCAGCGCTAATCGCAATTATAGTATTGCTTGTCACTCATTGGGATAAAGTCAAAGCCGCCGCAGCCGCTGTTTGGACTGAAATAACAAAAATATGGGGTGTTGCTTCAGGCTGGTTTAATCAAAACGTACTAACTCCATTAAAGAACAACTTCAAAGGGGCAATCAATTTCCTGATTGGGCTCGCTGAGGGGTTTGTAAACGGATTTATTAAAGGGATTAATAAAATTATTAGCGCCCTGAATACCTTAAGCTTTGAAAATCCAATAACAGGGAAAGCATACGGAATAAATATAAGACCGGTAAGAGAGATCAGTATCCCCCGCCTCGCCACCGGCGGCATTACGAGCGGCCCGATGCTGGCTATGATCGGCGACAACCCGGGAGGCCGCGAGGTAGTTGCTCCCCTTGATGATCTCACTGATATGATCGCTAGTGCAGTGGGGGACGCAGTCCTGGCAGTCATGCAGATGGTTCAGAGGAATACGTCAAATCAAGGTGGCGACATCGTAATCCAGGTTGACGGGGCTACATTTGCCAGGATTATAAAGCCATACCTGGCGAGAGAAGATCAGCGTAAGGGATCGGCAATTATTAAACCGATTTAAGAGAGGAGAGGGGGAAAATGATAAAAATAAATAGCATAGAGCTGCCGGCTCTTACCGACTACATTGTATCTATCATGGATATCTCTAAAGCAGAAAGAAACGCCAATGGGACTGTAATCATTGAGCGTATTGCTACAAAGCGAAAAATAGAATTGGCCTTTGGTTTATTAACCAGGGAGCAATTAAGTCAAGTATTAAACTTAGTTGCTCCCGTGTTTTTTACGGTAGAATATGTTGATCCTCAGGATAACGCAATAAAGACAGGAACTTTTTACTGCGGGGACCGTAGCGCTGGAGGACTGCGGTATAAAAACGGCCGTATGTCCTGGAAGGGAATTAAATTTAACCTGATTGAAAGGTAGGTTTAGACAAATGGACTTAGAAAAAAGAATAGAAGCCATGGAAAAGAAAATGGCCGCTCTTGAAGGGCAAGTTCAAAAGCGGCCGGAAAAAATTATTTTAGAGATTGACGGTGAAACTCTTTCTACCGTTCTGAAGAAAAATCACGATTAACTGCCTTCAGCGTCGTATCATAGATGTTTTTATATTGTGTGTAGTAATCAAAATGGACTTCTAAATTTGTGGAATTTGCTTTATTAGCATATTCCCGCAGGATTTCATTTTTGAAACTTTGTAAGATTGATAAGGTTATATCGTGGGCTCTTTGTTCATTAGTTAACATTGCAACACCTCCTTCCTTACCATATTGTACCAGAGGAGGCTAATTTTTTATATGGAAAGGAGGTGTCTGGTCATGATCACAGTCTCAGATCAATTTAAAGAAGCGATATACGCGCCTATCCGGAAAACAGCGGCGAAAGTAACCTTTGAAATACTTGATAATGAGGCCTATGAGGACAATACCATCACGGTCACAGGCGAAGCACCCATAAGCCGGAAAAGCCAACTTGCCAATAAGGTCCGGACAATGACAAACCGGTATGCTACCTTTGAACAGGACTACTGGAAGCTTGACGGTAGTTTTTATATCCCGCCGGTACTGGGAGAAGACAATAGCGAATTAAGCTGGTGGAGCGGGGCTATCTGCGGAAGTGACGGGGTATTTGATCCCTATCAGGTCATAGAATTTGTCTTTGCCGGAGAGCACAACAGCATGGGACTGACCATCACCTTTGATGTCTTGGCTAATGAGTACGCTGCCGACTTCGATATTGACATTTACCGGGCAGACGACAGCCCGGTAAACCATCAAGCGGTAACCGGGAATACCAAAACAGTTTACGCACTGATCCATGGCCTAGACAATTACGGGAAAATCGTTATTACAATCAAAAAGTGGACGAATCCATACCGGAGAGCCAGGATAACAGAAATTGACTTTGGTGTGATTAAGAACTATGAGGGGGATAAGCTCATCAGCCTAAACTTGATTGAAGAAATGGCGGTAATAGGAGATACAATCCCGATAAACGAGCTTAGATTTACGGTAGATAACAGTGACAAAGAATTTAACATCTTAAATCCTGAAGGATTTTACCGTTTTTTTAAGGAGAGACAAGAAATTTCCCTAAGTCTCGGTGTAGAAATATTTGAGGGTCTTTTTGAATATACCGATTTCAAAAAATACTATTTGACTGACTGGCAGAGTGATGAAGGCGCTCTGACGGCAACATTTACAGCCCGGAATATCATTGAGTTACTCGATCAGCGGGAATATGTTCCGGCGGTAACGACTAACCTTTATGCCCTCGCTGAAGATATCCTGCTAGGAGCTGGCGTCATGGAGTATTATATCGACCCTGCACTGCAAGCTATTCCCACGGGGGGCTTTCCAGAAAAAATATCTAGACGGAAAGCTCTGCAATGTGTAGGTATAGCAGGAAAATGTGCGGTATATCAAGACAGGCAAGGCATTTCAACTATCCGCCGTTTTGAAAATCTTGACGAGCGTACTGCTTATGTGAATTACGCCGGAGAAGACATGTTTTGCGGAATGACATTTCCGAGCGTAATCGCCGACTATGGGCTCAGGAATATTGACTTTGATAATGCCTACGAAATCCCGCAGATCAAATTAGACAGCCTGGTCAAGTCCCTTACCGTTGTGGTTTATTCCGGGAGTGAAAGACAAGAATTCGTCTATTTTAATGCCGGCATAAGTGAAGGAACCTCACTAAAGCTAGATAATCCTTTGATTCAGTCCGAAGCTCAGGCCGCTGATGTCGCTGGATGGATTTTAGCCGAAAGCAATCTGCGGGCCCTATATAGTATCAACTGGCGCCAGAATCCTTGTTTGGAATGCGGGGATACGGTATTGGTAGAGGATAACTTTGGCATGAAAAAAGCCTCTCGAATCATCAAGCAGGAATACAATTTTCAGGGTTACTTGGTTGGAAAAACGGAAACTAAGGGAGGGGTGTAAGTGGCGTGGATAACCCCTAAAACAGACTGGCGGCCTACCGACTACTACAATTTCGAGGATCTGAACAGAGTGGAAAACAATACAGAAGTTGTGGCCGATATGGTTGCTGCGTTTGATGCAATACCGTCTCTTGTGACTGTAACTAACCGGGATAGGGCAAGTATTGAGTTTGCAGACAGCCTGAACCGGATAGAGGAAAATATCGGCGCTCTGGGCGAACGGTATATCCCTCCTGGGTGGCAGGAAAATAAATTGAACTGGGCGGCGAACACCCCTTTTAGTTATCAAGACGCAATACGGTTGGAGAACAATCTGGCCTTGTTGTATGCTTTTTACCAGGAAAGCATGCGGAACCTGACGTATTGCGGAATGTATTTTTGCGGAGAGGAAGGGATTTAAAATTGTACGCACCGTTGGAATGGAAAAACAGAGAGGTTGAGCGTCCTAGAACATATGAATTAGTTGAAAATATGGATGAAACCGTTACCCTAACCCCGGCAGAGGGAGCGATCATCGAGCCTGGGACGCCTATCGTTGCTAACAACATGAATCACATCGAGCAGGGGATTGCTGATGCTCATAGCGCTCTTGATACGCACCTTGCTGACTATATCAAGCAGCCAGCTACAGGCACGATTACTAGAAACGGGAACGCCTACACATTTAGCTCCACTCCCGCTTTAAACTCTTATACCGATTTTGTAGGTCTCGTTTTAAAAGCGAGCGCCGACAGTACCGGGGCCAGTACGATTAACTGGAACGGCCTCGGTGCGAAGGCACTCAAAACGGCAAGTGGGGAAGATGTCGACATGAAAAATAACGGGGTGTACACGTACCGTTATAACGCCACTACAGGATTCTTTGTCCTGCAAGGCGGAGGGGCATCGGTAAAAGCAGTCGACGAGTTACGCCTTTATGTTAATGCAGCAACAGGGAATGATAGCAATACAGGACTTACAGCAGGTACGGCACTAAAAACTATTAATAAAGCGATTGCCGTAGCCAGCTCCTATATCACGAATAAAGTTGGCATAGAATTTGCCGCTGGTACGTATTCGTTATCGGTGCCGTTGTCAAGTATTCAGTCTACGTATATATGGTTCTCCGGTCGAGGCGCTACATCAGTGCCTGTGCTAAACGCTGCAGATGGAGAAATAAATTTGTCTGGCATGTACAACCAAATAGTTGAGTTTAGCTATGAGTGGACTATAAACGCTAGTATTACCGGCAATGCTAGCGTTATACTGTCCGATTGTACAGTCACTGCTCCCTCTAATAGAACCTATGCCGTTTCGCTCGAGGGATCGCAAATGTTTCGCTCCAGGGGCCCCGCATATTTTACCGGGCGCTTTGGGTCCTGCATCTATTTAAACAGTGTTGGTACTGTTAGTATAACCCAACAGACCTACTGTTCCACAGGGGGGACACCCGGAACTCATTTGTTTTTGGGTAATATTGGATCGGCAATTTTAGAGAACATTCATTTTCAGACGACTAACAATACCGGAATAATAGTTGAAGGCGGATCAACTGTGTCTGTCAAGGGTTGCTTTGGTACGCTAGGCACTAAGCCATTTATAGATTGTGGGGGTTCAATTGTCATGATGGGCAATAATGAAGTTACCGGGGCAACAAACGAAGCCTCGGAGGGCGGCCAAATATTTTCATAATTTAACGCCAATAAGTTAAGGAGGAACACTGGAATGAACTGGGTCAAACTAGCTGGCAGCATCGCTAGCATCAATAAAGCTCCCGTCGTCGGATCTAAAACCGTCGGCACCACAGCAGCAGAAATCTTTGCCGGTGCGCAAAGACTTGCAGGACGAGAGTATATGGAAGTTTGCAACATTGGTACCCTGCCGGTCTACTGGGGTCCTGCAAGCGTGACAGTTAACACTGGTATGCCGATTCAGCCGGGCGACAGTCAAGCTTTTGGCGTCGAACAGACGCCGGTATATTTTGTAGCAAGCGCCAACAACGAAGTACGGATAAGGGAGGCGTAATCATGAGGTATGAAATAAAGGTCACTGTAAACGGCCATGGCTCTGATGTTGATGTTGAGATATACGAGGATGACGATACCCTAATCCTGGCCGGTCACACTAAGATCGGCACAACGGAAGAAACGACAGCAAGACAATACGCTGAGAACATCTTCCTTCCTGATTTGCGCCGGAACTTTCCGGAGATCTCCACTCTTGAACTTCCTATCGACCTTGTGCCGGAGGTGATTCCTGATGAACCTATTAACGAAGAAAATCCGGAAGCCTAGCAGCTATCCTGCTAGGTTTGAACGTGCTGGATCGGGATTTAATCAAGCTGGCAGGATATTCCCGCAACATACACCGAGGGTAGAAAATCAAGTGTTGACCAAAAATTTAGTCGATGGTACGTTTTTGAGAGACCTAAATAGTGATAGTGTTGCCGGTGATTTTATGCCGACTAAGATGGAGAGTGCCTCCTTTGAAAATGGAGTACAGAGCTTCAAGGCCAATGATCAATTTGGTGGTATTTCTAAAACTGGAGCGCTAAATATTGTTGATCACATATATTACGCAAGAGCCTATGTTAAGGCTCCGCCAGGGTATAATACGATTAGATTTCAAGTTTACAGTGTCAGTTATGGGAGCGCTGTTGTACCGATAACTGGCACTGGTGATTTTCAGTTTGCAAGCTTGACGCATAAAATAACGGGCGGGACTGCTTCTCTCATGATACAAGATAACGCCGTTACGCCATCGGAGTCATTTCAGATTACAAAAGCAATTCTGATTGATTTAACCGCCGCGTTTGGCGTTGGCAAAGAACCGAGCAAAGAAGAATGTGATATTAAGTTTGCGGAGGCGAACGGCGGCCCTCTCGTCCAACCGGCAAATCCTGTCTGGATTGAAGAAAACACAACGAATCTAATCCAGTCTCCCTTGGATCTCAACGCGCCGGCTTGGGCAATAGAGCCATACCGGCCTGTGTGCACAGGAGGATACTTAGATCCTTTTGGCAGCAATAGAGCCTGGCTGATACAGGACACGAAAACAAATGAAAACAGTCATCTCCGGCAGAGCGTAACGATACCAAATGATTCCTTGCCCAGAACGTTTTCATCTTTTGTGAAAAGGCACGACGTAGATGTTTGCGGTATATCTGTAATTTTGCTGGGGGGCAGCACAAGTGTGCAGGCGTACGCAAGGCTAAACCTAACAACCGGAGTTATAGGAGAGGGCGATGGCATGTCTGTGGCAGAAGCGGGGGACGGCTGGTATAAAGTAAGTTGTACCTTAGTAAATAACGGCACCGGAAACATTACCTTTATGCCTCGCATCTTCCCCGCCCCTGATGGGGGGACGGGCTCCGTGTATGTTTCCATGCCCCAAGTCGAACAAAAGGGATATGCCACAAACTTTGTTGAAGGAACTCGGTCAACTGAATTGTATACTCTTCCTACTCCGGCGGGACTAACTCCCATACAAGGCAGTATTCGCATGTGGACATATATCAACTCTGCCTCTAAAAGACAAATCACAAGCAACTGGACAAAATTATTATATATTCCTCGAACCAGCGGCGGGAATGGAATATTGATACAACACTCTGCGTCAGCCGCAAACTGGCAATTACAAACATTTAATGACGCGAATACAGCGTCAAGTATCGCTATTTTGGATACTGTCACGCCGAACGGCTGGCATCATTTTGCGGCGAAATGGTCAGCGACAGAGTTGAAATTTTATATTGATGGAGTGGTTGTGGGTACACTAGCAAATCCTAATCTGCCGACCGGATTCGCCAACACCATCATGCTTGGCTGTTCAAGCGTCGGGCAACCGGCATATGCATGGGGTAGCATGATAGATGAGGTGCATATCACAAATGACAGTCCAACTGACAGCCAGATGCTTGATGAGTATCTGACATATCCTGCTGTGCCATATGCGGCTACAGTGGCGCTGATCCGACCAAGAATGCGGACAGTTGAGCAGGGGATATTTTGATAGAAAAAGGGGGCTGAATATTGGAAACATCGGTATCTCAAGCCGTATGCGAAGAACGGCATAAAGCTCTAGACAATTATCTTAGTAACGATAAAACGAAGCTCCTGAAGCATGATGCTGAAATCAAAGATGTCCAGGAGGCTATTGTTGTCCTTACGGAGATCCAACGCCGGCATAATGCAGAAATAGATGACCACGAAGACCGGCTTCGGGGGATTGAGGCGAAGCCCGGGAAACGCTGGGAAAGTATCGTCGGGCAAATTATACAGCTTATTATAGCTGCCGCAATCGGCGGGATGATAGGTAAATTATTTTAAGAGAGGAGCTGATGACTAATGGAAACAAGGCCATGCAGTATTAAGTACATTGACCTGCACCACACAGCCGGGAACGAAGCAAGCCTGGGCGTGATCAGAAATGAGCATATGAAGAATAATGGCTGGGGAGATATCGGTTATAACGCCGTCGTATTTCCCGACGGCACAATCCCGAAAATAACCAATTCGGATGGGAGTTGCGCTACTGGCCGCAGTCTTAAATGGTCCGGTGCACATAACCCAGGGAAGGCTCCCGACGGCAGCGGATACACGATGAACCAGAAAGCCTACGGCCTGTCGCATGTCGGGAACTTCGAAACGGGTACAATGCCGGACGTCCAATTTGCGGCGTCAACAAAGTTTTGCGCGGAGCTGTGTAAAGAACTTAATATTGTGCCGTCCACATCGACTATCCGCAGGCACAGCGACGATTACGCCACCGCCTGCCCAGGGAAGAATTTTCCCTACGAAAAGTATGTCAAAAAAGTAATCGAAATTTATAACGGAGAGGATAAAAAGAAAGTGGAATACGGGATTTTACTTTATTCAGGCGACGATTTTCCTATCGCCTTAAGATTATGCAGAAAATACAAAATGGAATGCGCTATATTTATTAGGGATGAAGACACCCATAAGGCTCCAGAAATAAGTGAAAAGGTAAAAACCTTATTTATCGTCGGTGGCACCAGTATTGGACATAGCGGCGAAGTGCTGCTCGGTGGTGACAATTGGTTTGAAACTGCCGAGAAAGTAGGAAAGCATTTGAAGGCGATATAATGAAATGGTTCTCACAAAAATGGTCACAATCTTATACGCATAGGATTGTGACCATTTTAATATTTAATAGTGTGGCCTGGGTATGGTGCAGTTACTATCTCGCCTACATTGGGAAAGAAGAAATCGCTGAGTCTTTATCCGAGAAAGTTGTAATAAATCTTATTGCTGTATTTTTGGGCTATGCGGTAAAAGCCTTGTTTGAAAATATCAGCAAAAATACAGATTGGCCGGCCCAAAATACAACAGAAGCCCAAAGGGAGGAAAAATATTAAGGAGGAATTATGTTGGAAACATTGCAGGAAGTCGCCGTTTATTTCATTTTAGCGCTGGTGTGCGGGATTGGCGCATGGCTTTTGAAGACGAAAAAAGAGCAGCTCCTGAAAACAATTGCTGACCTTTGTCAAAAAGCAGAGGAGGCCGTCCAGGGATCTGGCCTGGGTGCGGAAAAGAAAGCAAAAGTCATTGCATACTTAGAAGCCGCCGGGGTAAGTGTCACCGATACTGTAAGTAATCTCATTGATGAAGTGGTTGAAAAACTGAATAAAAAAAGCGGTTGGCTTGTATCGAGTGCTACCAGTACCGCGACAGCAGCAGTAAAAACGGAGTAGTCATAGCACGACAAAGCCCGGGGATGTAATGTCCTCGGGCTTTTTTTGTTAGAACAGGCAACGCCTGAGGCAGCAGGTGGGGAGTCACTTAACCTGATACCAAAGAATATTAAAACCAGACACTCTTTCGGGAATCTTAGAAACGATATTTTTTGAAAAATATTCGCGCAAAGGCTTGTGCAGTTCATTGAAAAGAATAAACCCGTACCGATCTTTAGGGAGTTCCATTTCAATTGTCCTGGTGATGTACTTTACTGGAGCGTATCCACTGGAAAGGTTTACCCTAGCCTTGAAACAGATTTTTGCCATTTTAGATTTCACCTTCCATTCTTTCGATTGTGTACCCATGAACCCTAGTCTTACTTAGATCGTTATTTTTCATCCTCATGAGATTTTCCATTATTCCGTCCATGTCAAAGGGCAGATTGTGAAGTAATCCGGTTGAGAGTTCCTCGATACATCCAAATGCTTCATGTGCTGTGGAGCAATCTCGGACCAGCGGGAAATGCCCGTTATCAACAGTGATTTTGTAATACATATTTATATCCTCCTTTATGTTTGCCTCTTGATTAGTGTCGGTAAGCACATATTAACATGACTCCTTAATGGAGTCAATAGGATATTGACACTTTTTTAGAGTATATTTATAATTGATTTGAGGTGATATCATGGTCAAATCAAAGCTAAAAGAAATCATAGATAAAAAAGGATTGTCTATTCGTAAAGTGGCAGGTGACATAGAATACAGGTTTGAAACTGTGCGTAGGATGTACAATAATGATACGAAACACTACCCGCAGGATCTCCTTGATAAGCTTTGTACTTATCTAGACATAGAGGTTGGCGAATTGCTTGTGAATAAACGAGGAAAGGATGCTACCTTTAAGGCTAATTTCAAAATTGAAGGTATGAAAAGAATAGAGAAGTTTAGGAGTGATTCTATCGATCGTTATTCTCCCGACCTTGTGTTTACCGACGAACAAAAAAACAAGCTTGTTATAATAGAACACTCATCTACGGGAGATAGGAAAGTCCACATTGGGGAAATGACACAGTTTGTGATGTATTGCAAAGCTAAGAGGGTAGAGGATGCCTATTTTTTCATATTCCTTGACGGCGCCGGTGCTACTGCCCCCACTGTTGAGACAGTAAAGAAACGATTAGAATATTATGCAGAAAATTTATTAAGTGGTATTTTCAAAGAAACAAATGGAATTAAGTTTATTGGCGTATTAGGCTGTCCTGAAGATGTAAGAGTTGGGGAAGTAACAGAGAAGTTGGGTGATCTGATTAAGGCATGTAGCGATAATGGCGGGATAGTCTATAAGTGGCAGGAGAAAAAATAGCACCGAGGTGCTTGTCACACTTCTCCGGGCAAGACATATATTATAGTGGGGTGTCGATAATCATAGAAATCTTGATAAGCAGAAACCCGGTTCGTAAATGGCCGGGGTTCTGCTTTTTTGTTTTAAAGTGCGCGGGGCATTGTCTATTTATTGCCACCCACAGTGACGTTATTATAAATAGGAAAAGAATTAAATAGTAGGCTTACGCTACGCGAGGGATTATAAATTTAAACACAGCTTGTTGCTGGCCCCCGCAACCAAAGAAAGTTAAAACCTTCAGAGAATGTATTCTGAAGGTTTTTTAATTTTTTAAATCACTGAGGAGGCTTACAAATAGAACAAGGGCCGTATCCGGATGATTTCGCTTTAGAAAGAGTGGTTTCTATTTTGCTTTTGGACAGATGCCGGCAACCGTCGCGATGGTATTGATGTCCGGTATCAGTGACATATACCGTTACATCTGATTTGTTGCTGCTTGGAGTCTTTGCAACCGGGGCTGGAGGAGCGTTTTCTTTTACGGGAGAAGCTTTTTTGTCGAAAGTAATCGTTTTTCCATCACTGGTTGCGACAATCGTTCCTGACAGATCAGTACGGAAAACCTCAATACCGGCATCGGACAACGCGTTTAATGTGGCGTCATGGGGGTGTCCGTAACTGTTATCTTTTCCACAGGATATTGCTGCATATTTGGGAGAAACGGCCTTCAAAAATGCCGGTGTGGTAGAAGAGTCACTTCCGTGGTGGCCGACCTTTAGGACAGTTGCTTGCAGGTTCCCATTTTTCAGCATTTCATTCTCGGAATTTGATTCGGCATCTCCGGTAAATAAAAACGAAGTATTATGGTAAGTGATTTTTAGTACGGCACTGTAATGATTTAGATCATCATAATTCGAACCGGTTGGAGCAAGAAAGGTTCCGGTTATTCCAGAGACATCAAGTCGTGTACCGGCTTTAGCCTCTACGCGTTTTGCCCCGGATGCAGAGACTGCGGATATAAAGTCATTAAAAGTCTGTGTTGTAGTAGTCGCGTTCGGCAGGTAAACAACCCTAGGCGGAAAAGCCTTGATTACAGTATCCAGCCCGCCAATATGATCCTCGTGAGGGTGAGTAGCGATAATCGCTGCTAACTCGGTGACTCCTTGGGCTTTAAGATAGGCAACGACCTTAGGACCGTCCTCGTTGTTACCGCCGTCAATCAGAATTACGCTGGAAGGGGATTGAACCAGAGTGGAATCTGCCTGGCCAACGTCAATGAAATGAACGCTTAAAGACCCTGCTGCTTGGGCTGCGGGCGCGCTCGAAGGGGAGGCGGCAGTTGGTGTGCTTGCACTCGGAGATGTATCACCGAAGGCAACGCTTAACTGGACGAGAAAGAGAAAGCCAAAGGCAACGGTTAGGGCGGCTTGCAGAGGTTTATTGAACTTTTTTGTCCTGAACATAAAAAATAAACCCACTGGCGGCAGCACAAATAATAATACCCAGAATAGCCAAGGGTTTTTATTAAAAAAATCCAT